CAAAAGTATATTTTTCACTATATTCTTATGCAACTTCGCATCCGTGGGATAAGTCACGTTCTTTTCCTGCACCGTGGAGTCGACAAAAACCGTATCGTGATGATTCCTATCGTCATCCTCCGTATTGACGCGGATGCTTTCCGCAAGGATGAATTCCATGTCGCCTTCACCGGTACGCTTGCAAAAATGTATAAGCTCACTCGCGTTACATGGATAGCACGGCGTAAATTCTGACATTCCACAGAAATACTGATAATAAGCGTTTTCACTCTATTGCTCTATAACAGATTCGTCTGAAAGGTTACGCACGTGTTTTAGGATAAGAAGACCGCATATCAGACGGACGGGTTTGGCTGGATGGCCGTTATCTGCGCTGTACAATGGTGAGAAAGCATTATCAAAACGTTGACAGTCTATCTTACTGGCGAGCTGGTACAATGGATGCTTTTGATTCTGCTGGTCTGACAACATGTTGAACAGTGAAAGATGGAGCTGTGATTTTTACAAATATATCAGGTTATAATTCGTTGATTTACAAACTACATCACCTCTTACTTAACATCAACAACTCCAAAAATCGCAGCCAAGTCTGCAAATTGGTCAAATGCTGGCGTGACTCCAAAATCATCTTCAAATAATATATGTGCTTCCAGATTTTCATCAATAAATTCCAATCTTGATGAATCCAATTTGTTGTCTCGGACATAATCAATCCAAGCATACGACTTGGAATATGCACGGAAATATACCATCTGCATAAATTCATTCTCAGGTAGGTTTACTCGCTTAACAGATATTCCTTCGCATTCCGGGTCGTTTTTCCAGAAAATCTGCAACCAGTTTGCTAGATTCTCTCGTTGCTCAAAACGATCTTTCCCATGGACATTTTTGGCTTTTTCTTCAACTTTGTTCATGGCTAATATATATAACGTATGTGGCAGTTTTTTAAAATCTCATTACAAATTTTGTCAATATCAACCGAAGATTCGTCCCTAAACAACCCGTCCGATAATCTGAACCAAGTTTTAAATTGCTCGCTTTTTTTATATGATAAAATATCAAATTTTGATGTCGCAAAAGTTTGATTGTTTGGATTAAATATAACGGGAGTGTCAATGGTAATGTTTTGTACTACTTTGTCGTCTTCGTTAAATACCTGTTTTTTCAGATATTCATCAAGTTCTATACATACTTTATCCGTCTTTACCATTTCAATTGGTTCAGACAATTCAAAACGAACAGGAACATTGACATAGTTAAGAAAGTTGTAAATGTATTCTGCAGGATTCAAATATTGATTAGGATTCTTGAAGAATACAGAAGTCATAACTTGGGACGCATCGCAAATCATTTTTACATATTCAGCAATGCCATTCATTCCAATACTCTTAAAACCATCGCTAATTTGTTCGTAGGTTTGTCTGTTATTTGCGAAATAGTCATGATAGTTCAATCCGTCGTAGCCAAGTTTTGAATCCCAATAATTAAAAACAGAAAGAGGGTCGTCTTCAATGTCTTTTATTGTTATTCCTTTCCCAAAATCATTCTCTACAAACTTGTTCAAACGTACTGCAGGGGATGTTTCAGCTTCAACAGACAACAAGTTGCCACTTAGACACCAATTAACTAGATAAGAAGTAAATATGAACAAATTCTCATATCCAATAGTTCTGTTATATTTCAAATATGAGCCTATATAAGATAGGACAACAGTATAATTCGTAAAAATGCTTTTTCTTCCGATGTCTGATGAGTTTTCCAATTCGTGCCATCTGTTCTCCCTTTTCGTCGTCTCTACTAGCATTTTCCAAAAAGAATTACTCCCTCTATCTCCAAACAATATTTGAGCACTTACAAATTGAGTAGAAATTGCAGAGGCCTCAAGGAGGCTTTTTACGGAATATTCCCTGTGATATACATCATAATGGGGTTTCATTATACCATCGTAAACCTCATAATATCCAGAAGCCCATAACATCAACACTGAAATATGATCTAATTCAGACATGTTTGAGACTTGCTCGACGAAATCTCTAAATGTCAAGGTTCTATTGACATGAGCCATACATGTATTAGCTTTGAGGGTAGAAGTACTCCATTCCTCTATATACTCACGCTTTTCTTCATCAGAAAGCCTAAACCAATTTTGGATAGGAATTGGAAGTATATTGAAGCGCTTTGGATTATCTGCATCCCATTTCAACAGAGCTTGAACAGCATGCAAAACTGTAAGCATTCTTAAACGATACCCATAATTTAGAATCGGGCACAACAAATAATCATGAACATGTCTGGATTCATGATAATATGTTGTATTATATAATATTGCATCTAATAAATCCTCCTCAGACGAGCAATTATCCAAAGACACCATAAAAGTACATCGTGTGTCTTTGGCATAATCTTTAAGCGCATTAATCCTTTTCTCGTTGTTGCAATTGAGAGTTGCACCAGGAAATATTATATCAAAGCTTCCGTTCCAATCTGCCTTCATCTGCTAATTTTGCAAAGTATTCCTCAATTTCCTTATAAGTATCTTCCGATGTTGTAACATCAAAAGTGTATCTATGCTTTGGTGTCTGAATTGTAATCTTTCGAGAAAAGTCTTTATCCATTAGATAGCGTTTTATTCTTTCGATAAAGTTAAAAATACCTTCTAGGCTACTTGGAATTGCAAGAATGGCCAATGTTGCCATAATCATATTATCAGGGTTAGTTAACAACTCTATAGGATTCATTTGATAATCCGTTTCTGTTGCTTGATAATTTTCACGTTTCTTTACAGTTAAACCAGTTTCTTGGTTCTCTATCTCTTGCTCAAAATCAGCAGGAATAATAAGTTTTATTTTTTCCATAGGTAATGATGTTATGTGACTTATATCTAATTTCAGGCATAAAGATAAATATAATAATTGAAATTGAGAAATAATATTTTCGATAAAATACAGTAGGATGAACTGCTTCCGGCAAAAGCGTTGCAATTTACTGGAAATAATTCAAAAGGACGAAAATCAGAGTGAAAATATTTTTATTCTATCCGATTGATATTGGATTGGCAGGGCAACCCTGTCTTCCTGTCTATGACTTGCTCAGGAATATATCAGGCTTCTGAAATCGGTATCGCCTTAGTCGTCCGCCCATAATGTCCGGTAGTCTTCGCAAATCCTTTCATAATCCTCCAGCTTTAGGTATGGAAAGTTGGCGGCATACATGTAGTGGAGATCTTCTACCGTCAGTGTCGGGTCTCATCTAATAACAACGGAATATTGAGGTCGTTCAGTTACCAAACCGTTAGCTTATCGGTTACCGAAACGGGAATAGGTAACGGTAAGCGATGAAAAGAAGCCCTCACCGTTTTGTTCGCACTCATACACAGTATTTTGCATATTAGTGGACGCTTATACGGCAAGTAATTTTGCACTAAAAAATATAAGCGTATGAAAGTAGAAAAATTCAAGGTTCTGCTCTACCTCAAAAAGAGCGGACTGGACAAATCGGGTAAAGCCCCGATAATGGGAAGAATCACCGTGAACCGCACGATGGCACAGTTCGGATGCAAGCTGTCCTGCACGCCTGAATTATGGAATCCACGTGAAAGCCGTCTGAACGGCAAGAGCAAGGAAGCGGTGGAAACCAATGCCAGGATTGAAAAACTGCTGTTGGCGGTAAACGCCGCATTCGACAGCCTTGTGTCCCGTAAGGTCGGTTTTGACGCCACCGATGTAAAAGACCTTTTTCAAGGCAGCATGGAAACGCAGATGACCCTCATGAAAATGACAGATGCAATCTGTGACGACATTAAGGCACGTATCGGCATAGACCGTGCGAAAGGGACTTATCCCGGTTATCACTATATGCGGCTGACACTCGGGGAGTTCATCGAAACCAAATACAAGGTCAAGGATCTGGCTTTCGGACAATTGACGGAACAGTTCATCCACGACTATCAATCCTTTGTCACGGAAGAGAAAGGCTATGCGATTGATACCGTGCGCCACCACCTTGCCATCCTGAAGAAAATCTGTCGCATTGCCTACAAGAAAGGGTATTCCGAGAAATGCCATTTTCAACATTTCGCCCTGCCCCGGCAATCAGAAAGGACACCATGTGCATTGAGCCGCGAATCGTTCGATAGAATCCGTGATGTGGAGATACCTTCGTACCGAAAGACGCACATACTGGCACGCGACCTTTTCCTGTTCGCCTGCTTCACGGGCGTGTCATACGCTGATGTGGTTTCCATCACGGACGAGAACCTGTACACGGACGACAACGGAGCATTATGGCTGAAATACCGCCGAAAGAAAAACGAACATCGGGCGAGCGTGAAACTGCTTCCCGAAGCGTTGGCACTGCTTGAGAGATACAAGGACGAAACACGGGAAACGCTCTTCCCGGTAATCCACCACCCGAACATGAAACGGCACATGAAAGCGTTGGCGGCACTGGCAGGCATCAAGGATAACTTGTGCTATCATCAGGCCCGGCACACTTTTGCCACATTGTTGCTGGAAGAGGATGTGGATATCAAATACATCCAGAATTTGTTGGGGCATAGCAGTATAACCACCACGCAGATATATACCCATGTCAACATGAATAAACAAAAGAAAATTTTATCCTCCAAGCATCCACGTAAGAAGATGGAAATGGAGAAGTGATATCTGTTACCATGTCCATGCCTTGATTAATAAAACGGGGTGTCATCTGATGACTTTTGATGCCATCTGATGCCATTGCTTTTCATGTTTCAGATATAAAGCGGTTCTTTGCCCAAATCCATATAAATGAGACGTTATGAACATACAAGAAGCAAAGAATATCAGGCTTGTTGATTTTTTAGCCGGATTCGGACATGAACCGGTAATACAGCGTGGAAACAGTGTATGGTACAAATCGCCCTTCAGGACGGAAAAGGAGGCCTCTTTCAAGGTAGACCTTCATAAGGAACTATGGTATGACTTCGGACTGGGAAGGGGTGGGGACATTATAACGTTGGCCAAGGAGATTTATCGGACACAGGACATAAGCCATGTGTTACGGTGTATTGAGGATAAAAGGACGGTTTTGAAACCGATTATTGTATCCTGCCCTTTTGAAAAAACGTATCCAGCCTTTCAGAACTTGAAAATCAACCATCTTTCCAGTCGGATACTGTTTGCCTATCTGAAGGAACGGGGTATCGATCTGGAAACTGCCCGAAAAGTATGCAGGGAAGCCCATTTTAAACGGAACGGGAAGAATTATTTTGCCATCGCTTTCCCTAATATTTCCGGAGGGTACGAGATACGGAACAGGTATTTCAAGGCTTGTATCGCTCCCAAGGACATCACCTGTATCATTAGCACGCCGGAGAGCAGGATTTGCTATGTTTTTGAGGGGTTTATAGATTTTCTGTCTTTCAGGCCGGCTTTTCCATCCTTGGAAGAGGGGGATTATATAGTGTTGAATTCTGTCAGTAACTTACAGAAGGCTTTTTCTTTCCTTTCACGATATGACGGCATCTGTTGTTGTCTGGACAATGATACCGCCGGAAAAAATGCGGTGCAGGCGTTAAAGGACAAATACGGAATTCGTATATGCGATCTCTCGCATGAATATTCCGGATATAAGGACCTGAATGAATATCTGTGCGGGAAAAACAATCAGCTCCATATATAATAAGAGGTATTGAAAAGACTGTTTGATGATATATCCTCATTTCCATCCTGCCGCATGTGGCAGGAAGCAGGGTGATTTTTAATGTGGCGATACTGTGTTAATAGTAGAATGTGGTCAGATGTGTTTTATGGTCTTTTACAATCTTTACTTTCTGCATCTGTCCGTATATTTCACGCACGGATACCGGACAGTTCATCTTTTCCCACTCTTCCGGGGAAATCCTCATGTCGGAATGCCTGAAACATAGTATGACCATCTCCTGGGAATCCTCTTCTACGAATATGAAACCTTCATGGTCATTGACAAACTGCTTGAGTCCATCCTCATCCTTACAGGATATTTCTCCGGTGTACATATCCTCGCCCGACCGGGTGTTTTTGCGGATATGGATTTTGAACCATTCCTGACTTTCCGGCTGTTCAGGTGCGCCACATTCCCACAGGGCTACTTTCGCATCGTAGTAAACTTCCCCGTTTTCACATGCCCCGTAATGTCCCCAGTGCTTGAAACGGCCGGGAACGTTCACCGTATCCGGAAATAAAGAACAGGCTGTCACCTGTACGGGGATATCGGTTGGAACGTGTTTTTTCGATGTGTTCCACAATTGTGTTCACTTTCTCTATGTCTTCCCGGACAAGCCCGTGTATCCGGTCATACCAGTAGTTCAGACGGATGAATGTTTCCTTGCAATACTTGTTTTTTGTTTGAATCATGATTTTTTTTATTTTATGGTTAAACATGCCCGGCTTTGGTAAAGCCGGTATTTCTTTTCTTACATGCATCCGTTTGTCTTTTGCCCTGATTGTGCAAGGCTTGGCGAAAAAATACCGCAGCGAAGCGAGGATGATTTTTTCAGCCAACCAGTCCGAAGGACCGCCTTGCACGATCAGGGGCAAAAGGCTAGTTTTGCAGGTAAGAAATAGAAATGCGGAACATTGCTTGATTCCAAGGTGGAAAAACTTTAACCCGCTAACCTGATATATCGATCAAAAATTCTTTGCTATCCTATGAAAAATGTAATATTCCCCTCGGATTATCGTCGAAAAAGTGTGTTATATATTGGTTTATATCCTCGAAAAAATGTATCTTTGCAAGAAACAAGTGAATAATTCTTATTTTAAAGGAATCGATGAAACGGAAGATTATACAACAGTTGAAACTTTGGAAAGATAATCCTGCGAGAAAACCTTTGATACTGTTGGGTGCTCGTCAGGTTGGTAAAACTTGGGTGATGAAACATTTTGGTCTGACTGAGTTTGAGAATGTAGCCTACATCAACTGTGATGTCGAGCCACTGGCCAAGGAGTTATTTGCAGCCGACTATACATCCCCCGTATTTTGCTGACACTTCAGGCTATCACAGGAACGAAGATTGAAGCAGGAAAAACGTTGATTGTATTCGATGAGTTGCAGGAGGTGGAACGGGGATTGCATAGCTTGAAATATTTTCAGGAAAATGCGCCTGAATATCATGTGATGGCGGCTGGCTCCTTGTTGGGAATTACTTTGGGGAAAGGTCAGTCCTTTCCGGTGGGTAAGGTAAATGTAATGCGTCTATATCCGATGGATTTTGAAGAATTTCTGATGGCTGCCGGTGAAACTGATTTGTGCGATTTGTTGCATCAGCCCGATTGGGAAATTTTAAAGATTCTCAGTTTAAAATATGTTGATTTGCTTCGCCAATACTATTATGTAGGTGGCATGCCTGAAGTGGTGGATTGTTTCTTTCAGCATCAAAACTTGCAGGAAGTACGTGACAAACAGACTGAAATCCTGGATGCTTATCGGCGGGACATCTCCAAGCATACGACACCTACTGAAAGTATACGTATCGGACAAGTGCTGCAATCCTTGCCTTCGCAGTTGGCCAAGGAGAACAAGAAATTCATCTATAATGTGTTGAAGAAAGGAGCCAGAGCTACGGAATATGAACTCGCCATTCAGTGGCTGATGGATGCAGGTCTGGTACATAAAGTCAGCCGGATAAAAGAGCTGCAGATGCCTGTCAAATTTTACGAAGATCTGGGTGCCTTCAAATTATTCCTGCTTGATTGCGGTCTTTTAGGCTGTATGACCGAGACGCCCGCCAGCCAAATGCTGGTAGGAGATAATGTATTCAAGGAGTTCAAGGGCGCTTTTACCGAACAGTTTGTCTTGCAGCAATTAGTGGCCCAAGGCTTTTCGCCCTATTATTGGAGCAGTGACAAAACACCTGCGGAGATTGACTTTGTGGTACAGACGGAGCATCGCGTGATACCGGTGGAAGTGAAAGCCGAAGAGAATGTACGTGCGCGTTCCATGTCGGAATATATTAAAAATCATCCCGATTATCAGTTGAAAGGACTGCGCATTTCCATGATGGGGTATCAAGATCAGGAATGGATGGAGAATATTCCGTTATTTGCCATTACGAAGTTCTTTGGATAAATGGCACTTTCATGGATATGAGATACACATATGAAGAACTTTGGAAGTCATGGGTGTATAAAAACAAAAAGTTCGCCAAATCCCTATTCTCGGATTTGGCGAACTCATTTTTTAGGACTCAATCGAAAGGGCACTGAAAAAGTTCTTATTTTTCAGTGCCCTCTCGAAGTGAGGATTATTTTTTCTGTCAACCGGTCCAAAGGACCGCCTTGCGCAGCCGGGGGCAAAAGGTGCCCTTTGCGGGTAAGAAATAGGAATACGACACTAGTGGCCACAGACAGGATCATCTATAATCAAAAGCCTCCATCCTGTTTCTTTCCAACAGCACGAGGATGTCCTTTTCCTTGTACAATAATTTGCCTCCCACTTTGTAATAAGGCAGTTTACCTGTTATCCTGTACTCGGCCAGTGTTCTCCGTGTCAGTTTCAGGTGTTCGGCCAGCTCGCTGTCGGTCATATAACGTTCGCCGTTCAGAACCGGCCGCATCTTTTCCGCCTGTGTGTCCAGTATTTCGGACAGGCTCTCAATATTCCGGAAAAAGCGTATGATTTCCGGACTTTCCTTGGTCAGCATGGATTGGATCATATCATTTGATTTAGAGGTGTCACCCGATGAATTTCCGCCTCCATAAAGCGGATGATATCCTGCCGTTTGTAATATACTTTACGGTCTATGTAACTGTAGGGGATGGACCCGCTTCTCCGGAGTTGTAACATTTTTCTTGGCGAGACATCCATAAGCGTACATGCCTCCTGGTTGTCGATCCACTCATCCATGCCCCGCGTGCTTCCTCCGCATGTCTCATGTACTCTTCTGGCGATGGCTTCCAGGGCCTCGTTCATTTCCATGAATGTCTTGGCCTCGATACACACAAATTCCATAAGTCTTTCCTTTTTTCGATTTGATACGAAAGTATGGAGAGGGAGACTCACATCCAAAAAGGTGTCCGCAAACGTCATCAGATGTCATCAGATGTCAGATATACATTGGTTTATGATATTTTTAGCCTGTTCCCCGGAAAGATAAGGCATGGCGGTAGCGGATGGCTGGTAATATGTAAAGTTTACAATCCGTATTTTACAGTTTTACACTTTACCTGTTTACACCTGTTACATTCGAAAAGGAAGAAAAATATAATTTATGTCTAATTATCAATATGTTATAATGCTGCTTAAAAGACATAAAGGAGGTATGGCATACATTTTTCATAATAAAATGGTATATACTCTTATAGTGCGCACCGGGGGTATTTCAGTAGTAACCTTTAAAAAATACAGGAGATACATGCCATGATGTATATAGATAATGAAGTGCTCGAGAAAATGATAATGACCATAGTGGAAGGATTTGACCGCATAGAGAAGAAACTGGATAGGATGGGCCGTGTGAAGGAGTTCTTGAACGGTGACGAGCTTCTGGACAACTATGACATAGCCAGGCTGCTCAACGTGTCGCTTCGGACCGTGGCCCGTTACCGGGAAAAAGGACTGATCCGTTATTACCAGACGGATGAGAACGGCAAGAATTTCTACAGGAGTTCGGATATACAGGATTTTTTGCAGAAACGGGGAAAGAAAAACTGAACGGGGCAATGTGGATATGCGGAAGTTATGCTAACTTTGTCTTATAAACGGTTGTTATGAATACAAATACCAATTCAAAATATCTCATTGCGGTTCTGATTGACGGTGACAACGCGTCCTTTGAGAGGATGGAGGATATCATGGGCTTTGTTTCCCGTTATGGGGATGCCGTTATCAGACGGATATACGGTGACTGGACAAGGAAAGCTCTTTCCGGATGGAAGGAGACCGCCCGGGAATATGGGTTCAGGTTGGTGCAGGCCTCCTCCTATGCTTCAGGAAAGAACACTACGGATATCGCGTTGGTCATAGACGCCATGGACATTCTCCGTGACGGCCGGGTGGACTGTTTCTGTCTGGTCGCCAGTGACGGTGACTACAACCCGTTGGCGCAACGGATACGGGAGGCGGGATTGAAGGTACTGGGATATGGGGAGGGCAAGACTCCCGTATCGCTGATACGTTCCTGTTCCGTATTCCTGTATGCCGACCGTAAGGAAAACAAGACCTTGGAGAACACTCCGGATTTTTTTATCCGAAGGGATATGGAGTTTTTTGACAAGGCTTTCCAGCAGGCGGCTGACGACAAGGAGGAGGTCTCCCTTTCCCTGATAGGCGGCTCGTTGAAGAAAATGATGCCCAAATTCAAGGTCAAGAGATACGGATGCAAGACATTGGGCAAGCTCTATGAAAGGTTGGAACGGTACGAGCTGGTCATGACGGAAAAGGGAGTGGCGAGTGCCGTACGGATGAAAGGTCGGACCGTACGGCAGGAATGACCGGGAATAAATCCACGTCCGTTTATACCGGAATGGGATTTACCCGTAGCGTGTCAAGGTTGAGATAGGCCCCCCGGTAGAATGTCCTCCCTTCTCTGAACATGCGCCAGAGGATGTCGCAACCGATTTGTGCCAGCATGGAGTTGATGAACAGGTCCTGCTTGCGCAACGCCTCCATGAGTGAGCAACTCGGGCCTGAGTCCTCCTCCCGGATGGTGGAGTAGCTGACCTCCTCGGTGATGACATTCATCCTGGGCATGGGAAGGTATTCGCTGGATGCAGGCTGGCTTATTTTGCTCCGGATATTGCCTACCAGGACTTGCCCGGTGGTTTGGGCGTTCCCGAAATCCATCCAGTATATCGGCGCTTTCTCATCGTTATTTTTATATTCCCTGTATTTCTTCAGGAACCGCCACAGATCGAGCCGGGAACGGGTGCTGTCCGTACAGGTGATGATGATGTTCGCCAGCGGGACGTTTTTATCCCTTTCTTTGGTTATGATCGGATAGCGGCATTCCCTGGCCTCCCACGCGTAACCGAAAAAACGGTTGACGCGGGTGACAAGCGCCGTCGCCTTGTTCAACCCCAGTTCCGTCTCGCTGAACAGCTGGCGGCCGATGTTTGCTTCCGTGACAGTGTCGGGGTCGAAAGCCGTCAAGTTGAAACGGTTCTTAGCACAACATAACCGCTTTCCAAAATCGTCCGAGGGACAATTAGGTGAATGGTGTTCCACACAAAGAAAGATGCGTCGGCAGAACCGTATTTCGGAAGAAAGAGTCGAGTTGTTGGATGAAATAGGTTTTATCTGGTCTCCGGATCAGCTATGGCAAGAGAATCTACAATCAGTTTGTAATTTTTATCGTGAATATGGTCGTTGGCCCTATAGTCGGGAAGGATCGTTGGGGTGTTGGTGTGCTGTTCAACGGCGTGATTATAAAAATGGAAAATTAACGGAAGAGAGAAAGACTCGTTTGAAGGAGGCCGGTTTTTGTTGAAAATCTGACCCAAAATATATTTCAAATCATGAGACGAAAAAATTAAAAGAGTTTCTAAAAAGGGTACGAAAGAATCTAAAACAAAAAAGAAGGTGTCTGAAAAGGCTGCCTTCTTTTTTTGTTATGCTGCCCGTTTATTATCCATTTTTATTTTTAAAACATCTTTGGTCTTCTCAATTATTATTTTTCGAGAAGTAATCCTACAGAAATAAGTAAAAAACAAAAGGAAACTGACTTTTTTAGCCAGTTTCCTGAGATTATGTGCAATAGCAACCAGGGTAAATTCTGTTTTTACCTTCTCCAACCCTCTTAATCTAAACCGGTTCCACGCCGAGTTATGCTTTATCTGTGCAAAGACAGCTTCCGGTTCTGTACATCGTCTGCCCCGATGATAAATACCTTCCTCACTCATGAGCTTTTCCCGTGCTTTTTGTTTATACCTGTTAAGGTTATAGTTAACTTCTATGATCCGGTTGGCCTTTGATTTATGACATTGAGATTTCAGCGGGCAACCCTCGCAGTTCTGTGCCTGATAACGCTTCAGTATGGATACATATCCCAAATCGGACTTACTTTTCCTTTGACCTTTATATTCCATATGTTGTCCCATCGGGCATACGTAATAATCCCTTTCCCGGTTGTAGTAAAGGTTCTGTATGGCAAAAGCATCCTTCTTCCAGGCACGCTTCTGCTCTTTGTGGAAATAATTGTACTTGACAAAAGCCTCTATACCCGCATTCTCCATAAACTCGTAGTTTTGTTCACTTCCATAACCGGCATCGGCCACTACTATAGAGGATTGCCTATGATAAGTCTCTCGAAAATCTTTCAAAAAAGAAATTAAAGTTCCCGTATCTCCGGCTCGCCTGTAAATTCCCAGATTGGTAATAAATTGATTCTCTGTAGCAATCTGTATGTTATAGGCGGGTTTCAATTGCCCGTTTTTCATATGATCCTCTTTCATACGCATGAAGGTCGCATCCTCATCTGTCTTACTGAAAGAATTACGATCCCCTAATTTCTCTAATTGCGATTCGTATTTGGCAAGGCGGGGCAGATATTCTTCCTGTAACTTTTTGATTTGTTTCTGCTCAGCTTTGTTCATCCCGGAGAGCCGTTTGTTTAAAGCGCCCACTTTTTCCCGCAAACCACAGGAATCCATATCCGGTAAGGTATCCGGTGTCCTTTCCTGTTTATCCTGCTCGATATGTTTGTCAACCTCACTAAGGATTGACTGTATTTTCGACTCCAGTTTTACCTTGTTCTTTTCCACGCTACCACGCCAGACAAAAGTGTAGCGGTTGGATGCTGATTCCACTTTGGTACCATCGATATACTGTACATCCAAACTGACATAGCCGGATTCCTGTAACAGCAGAACAATGGCTGAAAACAACGATTTTATGTGTTCTTTTAAACGTTTGCCGCGGAAATCATTGATCGTGCGGAAATCGGGAGTACTATTGCCAGACAACCACATGAAGTGAATATTCTCCTGCAAGGCCTTTTCTATTTTGCGACAAGAATAGATATTGTTCAGGTATGCATAAAACAGAACTTTGAGCATCATACGGGATGGTAGCTGCTGGTAC